TCGCGAACCAGATCAGTACGGTGAGTGCGTCGTCCATCACGGGCAGCATCTCGTCGTCGCAGATCGGTTCGGTGAGTGCCTCGGCCATCACGGGCACGATTACGGCGTCCCAGATCGCTTCGGTGAATGCCACGAGCCTCGTTGGCGGCATCACCTCGTCCCAGATCACCTCGGTCAGCGCGACCTCGATCACGGGCGGCATCTCGTCGTCCCAGATTTCGTCGGTCAGCGCGACCAGCATCACGGGCGGCATCACGGCGACCCAGATCACCTCGGTGAACGGGTCCGCGATCACCGGCAGCATCGCGGCGAATCTCATCAGCGGCGGCATCACGGCCACCCAGATCACGTCCGTCAACGCGGCGACGATCACGGGCACGATCACGGCGACTCAGATCGGCTCCGTAAGCGCGGGCAGCATCGCTGGCACGCTCAACTCCAGCCAGATTCAGTCCGTCAACGCGGCCACGATCACGGTCGGCACGCTGGTCGATAGCCAGATCGCCACGGTGGGCGCAGGAAAGATCATCTCCGGCACCATCGCTGCGCAGGAGATCATCCTGTCGAACTCCACGTCCTCGATCCTGCGTTCGGACAACTACGTCGCCGGTACGTCCGGGTGGCGCATCCGCGGCAACGGCGACGGCGAGTTCAACAACCTCACGGTGCGTGGCCTGCTGGCCGCGTCCCAGATCGACCACGCGTGCTTGTTTATTCGTCCCCCGACGGGCAACGAGGGCGGTCAAGTCTTCCTTGAGATGCCTACCGGCGTCTCCGGAGCGTGGGCCATCGACGTTGGCTCGGGCAACGATCTCCGCATGTTCATCGAGGGCAACCCCTCGCTTGCGGGGGCGCACGAGGTCCAGATCGCGGGTGACCTACGCATCGATTCTGACACCTACGGCGGCGGAAACATCTACGCCGAGGACATCACGATCTCGGGCTACGGGTACGGAGACTTCACGACGTACTCGTCCCGCCAGTTCAAGGAAAACGACGCCCCGATCACCGGTGCCCTCGACAAGGTCGTCCAGCTCGTCCCGGTTGACTTCGACTGGAAGAGCGACTCGCCCTTCAAGGCGGGCAAGCACGATGTCGGCCTCATCGCCGAGGACGTGGAGAAGCTCTTCCCGCAGCTTGTGGCCCGCGACGAGCAGGGCCGTCCGGCTGTAAACTACGCCAAGCTGTCCGTCTACCTGCTCGCCGCCCTCAAGGAACTCAACGCCAAGCTCTGACCATGAAACCCGTCTCCCTCAAACGCGAAGACTTCGTGCCCATGCCATTCGGTGGGCCGGACAAGTTCCCCAAGCTCTGGCTCGATGGCCTCACCGACGTAGACATCCCTGAAGAGGGTGAAATCCGCTTTCGGTTCTCCCGCATTTCGAAGATCGAGAAGGAAGACCGTAGTGGCGAGACCACGTCGGTCGAGCTCGTGCTCAAGAAGATCACGGACATCTGCGACTGCAAGGGCAAGGACGCGGAGTACAACGAAAACCGTGGCGAGGAGATGGAGTCCGAGGACGAGGACGAGGACGAGGGCGAGAACGAAGAGATGGACGCCGAGGAGGCCCTCGATTCGATCATGGAAGACCTCGACGAAGAGGACATGGTTGACGAGTCCGAGGACGACAACCCCGAGAAGTACTAAATGTTCACCGTCGCTGACATCGCTTCAGACGCCAAGCGCATCCTCGCCAACTGCGACGACGCGACGCTGTTCAACCGGCTGAACTACGTCGTTGAGCTGCTGGCGAACGAGTCCGACTGGGACCCGCTCATCGGCGTCGTGGACATCTGCACGAACCCCGGCGAGACGTGCGTGACGCTGCCACGCGAGGTGGAGACTCCCCTCTCCATCAACATCGGAGGCACGCCCGCACAGGCCCGCAATCGCTTCTTCTCGTTCCACCTGAACGGCCCCGGCGATGACTGCCGCGAGTCGTGCAGCTACACTTGGGACGACAAGGGCGACGTGCCGCTCTTCTACGACCCGCCGAATCCGGTGCAGTTCATCGCGTTCCTTGAGAACCAGAACGACACCAACGCCGAACTCTGGGTCTACGGGTACGACGAGCAGAACCGCTGGATTCGCACCGAGGTGTGCGGCGAGATGGTGGACGGATGCCCAGTGCCCACGGTGTTCGGGTACGCGGTGCCGAACCCGGACCAGCAGGTGTTCTCCCGCATCGTGCGCGTCCGCAAGAGCGTCACGCAGGGGTACATCCGCCTCACGTCCTTCGACATCGGAGTCAACACGGGTGTCCTCCTCGGGGACTACGCTCCCGACGAGACCGAGCCCGCCTACCGCCGCGTCAAGCTCTCCCGCAACTGCGGCTGGGTCCGCGTGATTTACCGTCGCCGTGTCTTCAAGCTGAAGACGCTGAACGACATCATCCCCCTCCACAGCCCGTTCGCGCTTCTCATGGCCCTCAAGGCCACGCAGAAGATGGAAGACGACCAGCTCGATGAGGGCGAAAAGTACTTGGCTCGCGCCATCGACTTCATTACGAAAGAGCAGTTGTCCCGTAACCCTGTCACCACTCCGGAAGTACAAGTCCGCGGTCCTAACATCGCCGCCGCCTACAATCGCCTCGAATGATCCCGCAGAAGCTACTTCAAGGTGGTCTCGGGTTCGCGGGCTCCGCGTTCTGGGTTCGCGGCATGGACTCGTCGCTCGACCCTGCTTTCCTGCAGGAGGCCGAGTACCGTTCCGCGATGAACGTCACGAACCGTGGCGGCGTCCTCAAGACCCGCCCCGGGTACAACTGCGTCTTCGAGCTGCCCCCGGGTCGCCTGCAGGGCTACACCCTGTTCCGTCCGACCGGCGGCGCGTGGCACCACGTCGTGGCGATTTCAGGCAAGGTGTACGTCTCCGCGTACCCGTTCAATTCCTACAGCGAGCTGCCGAACGTCCAGTTCTATGCCGGTTCTGACGTAGTTGTGTTCGAGAAGGCCACGAAGTCCGTCCAGCAGAACCCAGACGGCTCGTTGTCCGTGGTGGACCCGTTCGACGTGCTCATCATGCAGGACGCCCGGACGCCCGCAGCGTACTGGGACGGTTCAATCTCCCGCCACCTGTCCCCGGCGAACAGCGAGACTCCGCTTGGCCTCTGGATGAAGTGGTCCGGTGACCGGCTCTGGGTGGGCCGTGACAATGAGCTGTTCGTCTCCGACATCGCGGACCCGCTCAAGTTCACCGAGACCGACTACCTCTCCGAGGGCGGAAGTTTCCGTTTGCCGGATAATGTCACCGGACTCGCTGAGATCACGTCCACGGAAGTGCCCCAGCTTCTGGTCTTCACGGCCAACACCACGTCGATCTTCCAGTCGAACATCCGCGACCGTGCGACGTGGAAGACGACCCCCAACTTCCAGCGCGTTCTCTTCCCCGAGATCGGGTGCGCCTCTGGCCGCGCCATCGCCACCCAGTACGGCCAGCTCTGGTGGATGACGATGACAGGCATCACGAGCCTGAACGCCGCCGCCCAGAGCCGCGTGTCGAGCGAACTTCTCTACCGCGACGTGGAGATGGCCGTATCCAAGGGCAACCTCTCGCCGAACATCGACAAGGTGGCGGCGATCTCGTTCGAGAACTACGTCATCTTCTCCGTCCCCTCCGGCGACCTCTTCAACCGCCACACTTGGGTCATGGACCAGTCGCCCGCCGAGAAGCTGAACGTCGGCTCCGCGAGCGCGTGGAACAGTGTTTGGACCGGCACGCGGCCCGTGCAGTGGAGCGTGGGTGCCGTGAACGGCGTCCAGCGCATCTTCCACGTCTCGGTGGACTACGACGGCAAGAATCGTCTCTGGGAAGCCTTCATCCCCACCCGTCAGGACAACGGACAGCCGATCACCTGCTACGTCGAGACGAAGTCCCACACTGACTTCAACGAGATGGCCCGCGGGCTGGACATGAAGACCTTCCGCTTCGCGGAGCTGGAGTTCACGGAGATTCAGGGCACGCTCGACGTGAAGGTGTACTGGGCGGGCATGCGCGGGAACTACAAGGAACTCACCGTCTTCCGCTTCGTGGCCCCCGAGGGCAACCTGACGTACAACAAGCAGATCACCCTCGACACGAAACTCTTCGCCTACCAGACCCAGTCACGCGTCGTCCGCACGACCGAGATTCTCAACGACCGTCAGGAGGGCAGCACCTGCGGCATCGAGTCCCAGTTCACGGACCGTCACGACCGTGCGTTCTCGCTGCTCATCGTCTGGTCCGGCAAGGCCGCTCTGCGGTCGTACCGCATCTTCGCCCGCACGTTCGACGAGACCGGAGTCGGTGCCGCCGAGGGTCAGGTGGAGAACGTGGACACGGCCCAGCCTGTTCGTACCGGCCTTCTGGACAACCCAACGCCCTGTAACACCGCACCCTGATGCCCTACAACCGAGTTTACCGCAAGACCGACGTGGCCACGGCCACCTGCCAAGTGGGCACGGGTACCCCCGTGTCCGCCGTCGCGTCGTCCCAGAGCATCATCTCCCAGCGTGACGCGGACCGCAAGGCCGCGGGCTACGCGAAGGGGAAGGCCCAAGCTGGTTTGGTCTGTACCCGATAATGCCCTACCAAGTAAAGTTTGACTTCGCTAGGCCGATCAGTCCCCGGGTCGTGGAAATCTTCTACGAGTCCCCGGCGATCTGCGGCATCGTGTACTATTCTCAGATTCCTTCGTCGTCCGACGGATACACGTCCCTACTTTAGTCGTAAACTAATCCTACCACCGTGCCCAACCCCGTTACATTTGATGTCTCAGCCGGAGCCCTCCCCGAGGGTCTGGATACCGATCCGCAGGGCCTGCTGGAGGAATTCGCGGCCCGCCTGATCATCTCGCCGTCCGTACCGTGGTCCTCCTTCACGGTGGGAGCCGCGCAGCCGACGAGCAACCTCGGCCCGTGGTTCAAGGACGGCAAGGAACTGTGGGTCTGGGACGATGTCCTCGCGACCTACATCCCGGTGGTGTCCCCGACGGTCATCGACTCGAACGGGGGCACCCAGTACCCGTCACTTCGCTACGCCGTGTCGTCCTTGGCCCCCAGCCCCACTGGATTCAGCTTCTGGATCGAGCTGAACGGTGCCGGGAAGGCCATTGACATCAAGCACTACTCCTCCGGCGCGTGGAGGAGCATCTTCGAGGACACCATCACGGCCATCCAGATGCAGTTCGCCACGATTGCGGCGGACTACTCCACGACCACGCAGATGAACACGGCAATCACGAACGCCGTGGACGCCGTGCGCGTGAACTACCCGGTCAGTGTGTCGCTTCCGGTCAACCAGACCGTGAACATCTCCGATCTCGCCACGAATACCAAGATACTGTTCAGCTCGGTCGATATTGACCCCGATACAGTTTATGACGCGACCAACAGTCGCTTCGTGGCACCAGTCAACGGCATCTACCTCGTCTCTGCGGAACTCCAGATCGACAACAACACTGGAGTCGCAGCGAACATGGAGATGGCCCTCACGATCCTGAAGAACTCAGGCAACTACCACTCCTCAGGCATGGCCCTTTCGTCGCCCCCGGGTGCCCGGTGGTATCCGCAGGTCAACTCCCTCGTCGAACTCGGCGTGGGGGACATCGTGGAGATCGCTCTTTCCCTCGAAGACGGCACCAACACCGGCAACGTCACCGTCGCGGCGTCCAACTCCACCGCCGACTTCGTCCTCATTCGGAAACTTTAAGCCATGGACCCCGTCACTGCATCTCTCGCAGCCGCCAGTACCATCGCCGGACTCATCGGCGGCAGCAAGACCAGAAAGGCCGCGTCCCGTGCTGCCGACGAGGCCATGTCGAAGCAGAAGACCATCGACATCGGCAAGCTCGTCGCCGACGCCCGCGCCAACTCCGAGGCCAACCTCGCGAAGTCTATGGAGCTGGAGAAGAAGTACCTCCCCGGCACCGCGCAGCTCCGCGAGGCGACGACCGGCAACCTGCTGGCCCAGTTTGGCGGCGGCGCACAGGCGCGTCGTGCGCAGGCGATGGAAAGCCTGCTCGGGTTCCAGCCCGCTTCCGCGACGCCCACCTACGAGGGCTCCCCGCTCTTCAAGCAGGCCACGGACCGCATCGCTGCGGAACTTGCCCTCGGCGGCAAGCTTGACCCCGAGACGCAGGCCGCGGTGGTCCGCGGTGCGCTGTCCGGTGCAGGACGCTCCGGCATCATCGGTTCGCAGGCCGGACGCGGGCTCACTGCCCGTGACCTCGGTCTTACGTCACTCCAACTCCAGCAGGCCCGTCAGGGGGCGGCCTTGGAGGCTGGAAAGATGCAGTCCGACCTCGGTCTGACTCAAGCTCAACTGGGCCTGAGCGCGGGCGATCAACTTCTTCGTTCCCTTGGCATGGGCGTCGAGGCCACGAGCAACGAGCTGACCCAAGCGGGCAACCTCTTCCAGACGCTTGCCAATCAGGCTCTCCCCGAGAGCGGTCTGTCCTCCGGTAGCTTGGCGGACATCGAAGTCGGTCAGACGAACGCCTACAACCAGCGTCTCATGGACGCCGCAGCCATCAAGGCAGGAGGTGCCGCGGCTGGTATTGGACAGATGGTTGGGGGCATTCAGTCGGGCCTCGGCTTGGCTGCTGGTGCGTTTGGGAAAGGCGGCGGTGGGAAAGGCGGCGGCGGTGGTGGAGGCTCGGGTGGTCCGTTCAAGTTCAGCCTCACGCCGACCGATACGAGCTTGCTCGGATCAGCCAAGTACTCGTCGATGCCCACGAGCACCTCGACCACGGGGATCAACTCCACGTTCACCGGCCTGTTCAAGAAATAACTCATGCCCGCCGTACCCACTTCTCAGATTCGCGTTGTTCCGCAGGCTCCCCGCGTGGAGATCGGCGCGTTCATCCCGAAACTTGACCCAACCGCGGGTCTCGGCGTCTTCAGCGAGGCCGCAAAGCTCCCGCTCATGTTCGAGCAGATCAACCTTGAGAAGGAGCGCAACAAGCTCGAACGAAACAAGCTCAAGCTCGCGGAGATGGAGGCCAATTACATGGCCCAGAACTACGAGCGTATCCAGCAGAGCAAGTTGGATCAGGCCGCGCTTGAGCGTCAGGCTTTGCAAGCGAAGATTGACGCCGACCGGGCCGCAGCCGAGAGGTCACGAGCTGAAGCCGCGGGCCTCAAGCCTCTGACTCAGGAGGAGATTGATGCGTTGGCCCAAACCGGGCAGGCTACGTCGATTCCAGCGGCTGGAGGCGGAGGCGTGTTGGCTGAAGAGACGATCACCGAGACCCCCGCGCCCGTTGCCGCACCCACTTTCACCGTGACGACCGGTCAACCGGAGGCCCCGAAGCCCGTCGTCCCGAAGACCCGGCAGGAGCTGATCTACCGGCCCACCGTGAGCACGCTCGCCGCGCTCCCGGATGTGCCAGTGGTCAACGGCATGCCCGACTTCACCAACGTCATCGAGCAGGAGACCCAGCGTCAGGTCAGTCTGCTGCCGCCTCCACCGGCGCGTCTCACCGCGAACGAAGCCAGCAAGTGGAAAGCCAAGCGGGAAGAGGACATCGCTGCAATTCGTCAGAAGCTCCAGCCGCAGACGAGCGAAGAGCGCGGGCTCGATGACAACAATCTTCCGTTCGTCGTGCCGGTCGTCAAGGTGGGCAACGTGGTCGTTGACCGCGGTGACCCGATCCTCGACAAGGACACGCTGCTGAAGAACAAGGGCATCGAGACCGGCGACGTGGAGTTCAAGAAGCGCATGGCCCAGACGACAGAAGGCCAGCGTGCACAGCAGAAGCAGAACGCGAACAACCTCGTTCAGGCCGCGGAGCTGCTCGCCAACTGGGAGGCCAACGGGGGTCTCCTCGACTGGACGAAGATCGGCACGTTCCTCGGCTACCCGAAGCTCTCCGAACTCGCGTCCCAAGACCTCGAACTCGCAGCCAACAAGGTCCGTCAGGTCATTCAGCAAAGCTCCCGAGAAATTCTCGGCGGTCAGTTCACGGAACGTGAGTCCAAAGACCTCACGAACCGCGCATTCAACCCGCTCTTCGACGCGGAGGCCAACTTCGACCTCATCGCGAACAACCTCCGGGTGCTCCAGACGGCCATTCGGGACCAAGAGGAGGCTTCACGGTACTTCGACGCGAACGGTACGTTGGCTGGATTCCAGCCGCAGAGCGAACTCATCGCGGTTGACGGCTCGCCCCAGCTTCAGCGGATCACGGAACTCGCCGAGCAGGCCACCGGGCGATCCCGCAAGGGCGCGGGCAAGGGCAGCACGAAGGCTTCCCCGAAGCCGGACCGGATTAAGGGGGCGGTAGACATCTACTTGGGCCTGTCCCGGGCTACGGCCAACGCAGTCGCTGGTCCGAGGCCGTAATTGCATTGTAGGTACGGCTCCAAGCCGTATACTCAGCTTCATGGAAACACCGAGCAAGTCCGTCGGCGATGTATTCGCGGAGTCGTGGAAAGCCGAAGAAGAGAACCTAAACTCTCCTGAGGTGCAGGCGGCGCGGACGCTCGCGGAGAACCTGAATGCGTCCGGCCTACCCGCGCTCAAACGGCTCTTCGACGAGACGCCGGACAGTCCGACGCGGGGCATGATCGAGTACATTCTGCGCGAGAAGACCGCGGAGAAGATGCAGGAGCTGGGCGAGGTGGACGGGTACGAGAACACGCTGCGTTGGCTCTCTGAGAACAAGCGCGACAACCAGATCGACGACCTCTTCGTTGACGCCGCGTTTGACATCATCAAGGAAAAGGCCCGCCAGCCGCAGCCCGGCGTGTCGATGCAGGACGTGATTGAGTTCGGCAAGGCGACCCCCGACGTATTTGACGACCTCGCCAAGGGCCTGTACGGAATCATCCGCTACACCCCGCAGGCCGCGTTTGAGACGGCCCGGGAGATCAAGATCGAGGAGCTGAACCGTGCCCGGAAGGTACTCGGCATGGAGCCCGTGAAGCAGCCGGAGACGCCTGCCACGAAGCTCCTGTCCTACGGTGCCCTGCAGGGGACGTACGAGACGGGCCGTCTGCTGCAGCGTCTGGGGCGCATCGTGACCCTCGGCGTGGAGGACTTCGACGACGAGTCCATCCGCGAACGCTTCAAAGAAGACCTCGACCTCATCGACACGATGGTCTCGTTCGAGCGGGGCCAGACCAAGGCGAAGGACGAGAAGACGGGCAAGCCCGTGCAGGTCGTGGCCGAGGAGGACGTGGAGATGATTTCGCCCATCGGTGAATTCGCGTCCATCGACAACGCGGCGTCGTTCGGCGCGGGTGTCCTCGCCAAGAATCTCACGAAGGCAGGCGCAAAGACCCTCTCTCAGCGGCTCGTGTCCGCGGCCCCGCGCCTGATGACCATCGCCGAGCGGCGTACGGCGCAGGCGTCGGCGGAGGAGGCAGCTCGTCAGGCCGTGTCGCTCCCGCGTCGAGCCCTCGGCACGACGGTGGAGAGCGTCGGCACCGCGGCCCAGAAGGTCGCGGAGAGCCCCGTGGCCCGTGGCACGATTGCCGGGGGAATTACGCTCGCGTCCGGCGGATCGGTCCCGGCGGCTGCGATGGCCGCGATGGGCGGCGGTAGTTCCGTAGGCCGTCAAGTCGTCAAGAACCTGCCGGGTGCGATCACCCGCACGGGCAAAGCGATCAAGGCCCCGATCACGGGTCCGGTTGGCAAACTCAACGAGATCGTCAGCGACCTCACGCGGGGTGCGGTGGCCGGTACGGCGACGATGGCACCGCTGGCTCTTCCCGCCGAGACGGTGGAGGAGCGTGCGACGCTGCTCGCTGGTGGTGCCGTGGCCGGTGGATTCGGTGCCGGTGCGGACGTGGCGAGGAATTCCGTCCGCCAGTTTGGGCGCAGCATGTGGACGCCCAGCAGTCAGGTTGTTCCTGAGTCCCAGCGGGCCAAGACCACGGCCTACGGCACGGCGGACCTCGACGCGGCCCACGCCGCGTACGTCAGCCAGTTGCCCGCGGACTCCGCCAACCGCATCGAGGCACTCCGCGACCTCATCGGGGACAAGAACGAACTCTACGTCATCGACCCCGCGACCTACGACTCGCTGGACCAGACGCAGGCGGGCGGTGCGAAGTCGTCCGGCGTGGTGTACGCGACCGGCCAGAACGGCAGGCGCATCGCGCTCGTTCGTGGCGGCAGCGAGAGCCTCATGCACGAGGTGGGTCACGTCGTCTTCAATTCCCTCCCGGCATCCAGCCAAAAGCAGCTCCGCGACGCGGTGCTCGACGGGTACACCACGGAGGAGCTTGAGCAGATGCGGGAGTACTACACTTCCCGCGGTATTGATCTGCCTGACACAGACACCCTGATCGAGGAGGTCATCTCGGAGAACTTTCAGGTCGCGCTGAACGGGTCGCCCCTGAGCCAGCTCGGGACGCCCGGTAACCTCGCGGCACGCATCTACAACTCGGTCGGCATCCTCGCGGAGCGCGTGGGCTTGCGGGGCATCGTCCCCGGTGCCGATGTCGTCACGTCCCAGACGCTGCAGTTCACGCCGTCGTTCATTGCCGTAAACGCAATCAATGCGCTTCGCCAAGCGGGTCAGTTCGACCTAGCGGGCACCGCTGGCACCGTCACGCCTCCCGGAGGCCCCGCAGCCGCCGCCCCGACGCCTCCGCCGGTCGTTTCGACGCCTACAGCGGCCCCTGCCGCCCCCGCGGCCCCTCCGCCCGTTGGCGGGGCTCCAGCGGCCCCTGCGGCCCCCGCCGTGACGCCGATCAGCGTGACGCCCGCCGAACCGGGCCAGACGACCCCACGGCCCGCCCGCAGTATCTACACGAAGCCGGGGCAACGTGAAGCGATTGCAGGGCCTCAGGAGCCGGAGAAGAGGGCCACGCCCGAAGTCGAGGAAGCTAATCGCCAAACGATTTCGGCAGAGCTTGAGAAGCTGCGCGGAAGCCGTCGGCCTTTCGAGGTCAGCTACAGCTCCGCAGTGGAGGCTGAAAAGCCCGAAGCCTCGTCCGATCTGACCGAGCCGCAGCGTGCTGAACAGCGTGCACTCGCAGACGCGGGCGAAGCTGCAGGTGTCGGCGACCAGTTCCGCGAGATTTACAACAAGGTCATGGTGCCTTACAAGCTGCGGACGACGAAGACGGGTTCAACGACCCTCTTCGCGTTCTCACTCGACAAGGTCATCCGCAACATCGACATGCTCGGCGGTTGGCTGCAGCGCAATCCGAACGCCGCGGCCCGCCTCGCTCGGGTCACGGGCGTGCAGTCGCTGGAGAGCCCGGAGTTCCGCACGCAGTTCCAGAACTGGCTGCAGAATCAGGCCAACGGATGGCGCGGTGACGGCAAGCCTTTGGTAAAGACCGAGGACACGCGAGCCGAGGACATCCCCGACCCTACGCCCGGGTACACCCCCGTGCCGGTGCCCGAAGGCGCGTCGAGGCTCATCAATTCGCTCATGGGCCTGCGGAACGCCATCGACTACGGTGAGGGTGCATCTGCGTCCCAGTCGTTTGTTCAACGTCTGGCGAAGGCCAACGGGGCGGCAGTTGTTGAGTCCCGTCAGGTACCGGGTCGTAAGGCCGGTGAGACGGTGCCAGCGAACGAGTTCAACCTCGTCAACAAGGAGCTGCGCGACATCGGATTCGACCCGAAACTCTTCCACGTTGCAATTGAGCAGCTACGCCTGAATCGCATCGTCGATCCCGTCAAAGTTCGCGAAGACCTGAACGTCCGCGCTCCGGTGCAGGGGACGATTCAGATCGGATTCATGCCCCGTGCGCTCCCCATCCCGGAGCGATTCACCGGAACGGGCGAAGAGGCGGGGCGTCGTGGAGCGAAAGTAACTCCTCCGGGCTTCTTCGCTCGATACGACACCGAAGACTACATTCGCGGAGGAAAGTACGTCGATACGGGATCGGGAGAAGACATCACCGGACGCGTGTATCAGACGGGCTCCATCGACGTAAGTACCGGAAGGCCGAGCCTTCAAACGTCGGACGTTCAAGCGGCTCTTCCAGCCTCGGGTCGAAAGATTCGTACCAACCTCTTCAAGCAGTCCGCTGGATGGAAGTGGGTTGGAGAAGCCCCGTCGCCAACCTCTACGTTGGTTAGCGTCGAGATCGGCAACGACCACGTTTACACGCTCAACGCGCAATTCGACACGCCAGTCGAGCTGGCCCGCTACGCTGAAAAGAAAAGCGAGCCGCGTTTGCGCCCGACTACCCGCGGCGTTCTGCAGGTTGGAGATAAAGTGGGCGAGATCGAGGTCCGCGGACGTGTCCATCCGGTGTACGACAAGGTCACCACGGCCACCGACGCCCCGGGCCGAGGCATCGTCAATCGCGGTGAAGACTCGCGGCAGTTCATGCCCGCGGGCAACGACGACACGATTCAGGTCGCGTCCGACTATGTCCGGAAGGCGTTTCGCCGGGAGTACGAGCCGCACACGACCTACGACCAAGTCCCAGAAGACCTGCTGAAGGAGATCGCCGACTACTTCCAGAACGTCGCAAAGCATGAACCTGACTCGCCTGAGGTGCTGCGTGCGTATCAGGCGATGGCAGACGAAACGGTTGAGCAGTACAAGGCGATGATCGATGCCGGTATCGAGCCTGAGCCGTACAACGGCGTGGGCGAGCCGTACGCGTCGTCGGAAGAGATGATGCGTGATGTGCGCGACAACAAGCACCTGTATTTCCTCCGCACCGACAGCGCGTTTGGTCAAGGCACGCAGGACTCCTTCAATCCGTTGCTGGAGAAGAGCGGTCTGAAGATTGGGGACTTTGAGCTGCTGGTGAACGACGTGTTCCGTATCGTTCACGACTACTTCGGGCACACCCAGCAGGGACTTCAGTTTGGACCACGAGGTGAACTCAACGCGTGGAAGAGCCACTCCCGGATGTACTCCGATGCGGCTCAGGGAGCTGTGGCGGCTGAAACTCTGGCGCAAAACGCGTGGGTCAACTTCGGCCAACACCTCCGTCGGGACGACGGCTCGATCCCCAAGAAAGGTGACCCCGACTACGTTCCTCCGCAGGATCGTCCGTTCGGTGAACAGAAGAACTTCCTTGTTCCTCCGGGGCTCATCGAGGCCGCGCTCGGTCCCACGAATCGGGACTTCCGGTTTATGGTCGGCGAGACCACGGCCCCCGAGGCCCCGCTGGCGGAGGAAACGCTGCCGACTCCACGGGGACCGCTGAATCCAGCGAGTAACACGGCGATGGGTATCATCTACACCGACAACGCCGAGCTCACTGCCCCTGAAGGCGGACAGGCAATCGGTGGAGTGGCCAGCATGCTGGGCAAAGCCGCGATTGAAGAAAACGGTCGCCGGATCAGCTCCAAGGACATCACGCTCGAAGAGGAAGATCGTCTCGCCAACATCGTTGCGGACGAGGCTGAAGCTGCGCTCAAGAAAGAGGGCAACGCGGGTGACTGGTACACCGCTGCGATCAAGCGCACGCTGGTCATCGCCCGTCAGATGTTCAAGGAGCTGACGGACCCGGAGGCCGCAAAGGCCGCTGGGTTCTCGACCATCAAGGACGCCGAGCTGGCCCTGATGATTGCGTTCGCTACCACGTCCCAGAATCTCGACGTGGCCGACAACACCTACTACGCGATTGAACAGTTTGAATCGCGGCTGTCCACAGGCGAGTACGATCCATCCAAGAAGTACGGAACCAAGGGCAAGGCTGTTTCGGCCAACCTGCGTCTCGCCAACACTCTGGTGAAGGCTTACGGGTGGCCCGGCCTGCGCCGGTTCGTAGCCAAGGATTTCACCGTTGGTCAACTCTCAAAGGTTGCATCGAAAATCCTCGGTAAAGAAGTATCCATCGAGGGCTACGTCGGCGACACCGTGCAGGGCGCGGCCATTTTCGGACCGAAGATTGGTCAGGGTTTCTTGCAGAACCTCCTTGGTCGCTTCGACCCGGTGACCGTTGACCTCTGGCTCCGTCGCACTTGGGGTCGTCTCACTGGCGACATCATGCCGGAGTCGATCAAGCCTGAGCAGCTCGCCAAGTGGCTCGATAATTTCCGAGCCGCTGGGATCGAGCTTCCCCCAGAGCTCAACGACATTCCTGTCGTCACGCGCACCCGTCGTACGGGCAAGAAAGCTGAATACCGTACGGTCGATGAGGCACGTTTCGCCCAGTTCCTCGAATCGCCGACTGCTCAGAATGCTCTCGAAGAGATCAACGATGTCGAGGCGAAGAAGTGGCAAGATGCTTACAGCGATCTCCGCGTTCCGATGCCTCCTGCGCTCGCAGAGGAAATCAGAAGCGGTGCCAAATCTCTGGCAGACGCTCTCGCTGAAATCCGCACGAGCTTTGATCAACGTGAGGCCGCTTGGACTGCGTACCTCGACGAATCCAGAGCCCAGAACATTCTGGCCAAGCAGCGCAAGAAGAAGGACAAGTTCCTCGAAGAGCTCGACGCTCAGGAGGGTCGCACGGCTGTTCTGACCACGGACGAGCTTTCCAAGATGAAGCCCGAATGGGCGAAGTCCGCCGCGGTGGTCGAGAAGCTGACCAAGCCCATCGATGCTCCCACCGCACTCGACCGCAAGAAGATCACCACGGTGCTGCAGAAGGCTTTGGCGATTCTCGCCCAGCGTGGGATCAACTTGACCAACGCCGACCTTCAGGCGACCATCTGGTATCCAGAGAAGGACATCTGGGAACGACTCAGCACCGGTAAGAAAGAATCCAGCCTCAAGCTCTCCTATGACTCCGAACTCCTCAAGATCGCAGACGCCCGGGGAAAGGGTGATGCCGCTCGCGCCGCCATCCGAAAAGCTCGAATCGGTCAGCGTTGAAGAACTCTCTTCCACGATCCCTGAAGGGAAGATGGAGGAGTTCGTCAAAGCCCTAATGGAGCTCGGCGATGAATGATTTCACCGTGAAGTTCAACGCGCCGGTCATGGCCGCTGCGCCCTTGGCCGGTGCGACCGTAAGCCCCAAGGCCGCGAAGCCCAAAGCCCAGCCGCTCGCCGCTGAACCGGCCCCGGAGCCCGACGAGGTGATCGTCGCGGCGCGTGAGTACATCAAGGCCAACGAGGGCGTGAAGAACAGACCGTACAAGGACACGAAGGGCTTCTGGACCGTCGGTATCGGGCACCTCATGACGCCGCAGGAGATCAAATCGATGGCCGGGCGCACGCTCTCGGATCAGGAGGTGAACGACCTCTTCGCCCGTGATTTGGCCTCGAAGGCCAAGATGGCCAAGCGCGAGCTGGGCAAGGCGTACGACACGCTGCCGAAGGAGGCCAAGGTGGCCATCCTCGACGGGTTCTTCCGCGGCGACATGTCCGGCTCCCCCAAGGCACTCGAACTCCTCCGCGCTGGGAAGCTCCCGGAAGCGGCGGACGAGTACCTCAACAACAAGGAGTACCGGGAGTCCGTCGCGATGAACAAGCGCGGCGAGAAGCACGGAGTCGCTGGACGCATGGAGCGCAACGCCGCCGCCATCCGCGCCGCTGCCAAGATTTCCAAGGCCCTGAAAAAGTAGTCGTATACTCATTACCCGTCATGATCGAGTACCGCGGACAGCGTTTTTCTGGATACAACAAGCCCAAGCGCACGCCGGGCGAGAACAAGAAGTTCGCCGTGCTCGCGAAGCAGGGTGACGACGTGCGCCTCGTCCGCTTCGGCGACCCGAAACTCTCCATCAAAAAGCACATCCCCGGACGCAAGTCCAACTACTGCGCCCGCTCGGCGGGTCAGGGCAACACCTCGAACAAGCTGTCGGCGAACTACTGGTCCCGCCGTCAGTGGTCCTGCTGATTTATGGCCGCTCCCCTCGACAACGCCACGATGATGGACAATCAGCCCGTGGCCCCGACCAACACCCCGGTCGAGGCCGAGCTGCCCGCGCCCCTGCCTGACATCATCGCGGGGACGGTGCCCGGCATCCTCGTGCCGCCCGTCAGCGAGACGACGATGGGCGAGCCGGTCGTTGAGGCCGTCGTCCAGAATTTCGGACGACTCCCGGAGCTGGGGCTCGAAGTTTTCGAGCTGCCGGACATGTCAACCATCGTCTACAACCCCGATGTCCTGACGGAAGATGCCATCCTCGAAGCGCAGGCGAACGGAACCATCGAGCAGCTCGTTACCTCTGCCGTTGCCCAAGCGGCTGAAAACGCCGCTCCGGCGCAGGCGGCTGCTCCTCAGACGGCCCCGCTCGCGCAGGCCACGTTAACCGGTCCCCCGCCCGTCAACGAGTCCCGCCTCACGACGGCCCGTATCCAGAATTTCGCGCCGCGTCAGGTCTCGCCGATTGAACCGAAGCCGGTCATCAACGCGGTGAGCAAGCGGGCGATCTAACCCTTCGGCTTTCGGACCCGACGGCTCCGCTTCTTTGGGGCCTCGGGCTCCGGGTCGTTGGGCTGTGGGTCGGCGGGCTCCGGGTCCACGGGCTTCGTGTCGCCGATGCCGTCAAACTCCTCAAAAGCCCTGTTGAAGTCGTCGATGGCCGCTTTGGGCGTGTCGCCCCACCCCTGCAGGACGTTGTTCGGGTCCACGGCCAGCACTCGGCCCGTCGAGGACCGGTAGAGCTTCGCACGCATCGCGTAGAACGGCTGGGCGAACATCTTCTTCAGCACGGTGTCCGCCTCCACGCGGTCCGCCTCGGTCTTCAGGAGCCTCTTCGCTGCGGCCTCCGCCTCGGTGTCGCTGATCGTCCAGCGCACCTGATCGTCCACGAGGTTGTCAAGCTGGTGGAAGGTGGAGATGAGCGTACGCTTCGCCGCCTCCTTGACCTCCGGGTCGATGTCCACGGGCTCTTCGTTGCCCCCGAACGGGCTCTTCTGGGGCGTCAGGAAGCCCGCTGCGGCCTCGACAATGCCACGGAGGATCGCGACCTGCGCCGC